GAAGGGACTCCCGCTGACGCGGTCGCCCCAAGTCACTGCGGCATTTGGTCACATGGGGGGAGTGTTTGCACGTGCGTGCGGCGAGTGCGTCGATGCACGAGACTGTAGTCATACCCATGCACCTGTAGTTATGTACTCGCGTGTGCATGTGTTTGGGCAGTTCAACTCCAGGGTGTGATGTGATGTGGTTATGTAGTTATAGTGATGTCGTGTGTGTAGTTATAGTATGCATGTGTAGTCATGTATGTGTATGACTGTGATGCGTAAATGCATGTGTACACATGGCATCGACATGCATGCACATGCGTCAATCTGTCAGCACAAGGCTATTGCATTGTCGTGCATTGTGGGTTACAATGTTGATAGTGGAAATGGAGTTAGGTCACTGGCTTGGTAGGTCAGTGATAGTCCATTGTCAGTCTATGCGTCTTGCGGCATCCACTAGTCGCTCGTGTTCTATACATTGTCGGGACCGTCGCACAACATGATCAAGGCATGTGCCTTGTCGTGCGAAACCGTGCGATGTGATCCTAAGGATCGAAACTATGTCTACCTCAAAGAAGATGAAGAGAGAGAAGAACGAGACACGTGGTATTGGCGACAACAAGCCGCCAAAGCCGCTCGCCACGCCGGCACAAATCGGTGAGGCACTAAGCGTAGAAGCCGAAAGCGTATCCAAGTCTAAGGACGCTACTGCGAACCGCTATCGGCTATTCCTCATGCTGACTACGAGTGATCCTGAGTTGGCGCAGCGTATGTGTGTCAGCTACAAGCAGTCACTCGCACCGGCTGGTCAAACGTCCGAGACACGCGAACGTGTGCGGGCAGCAAAGAACGTGCTCTTCCGCATGTTCAATGCGCCGGTCATTCCTGATGCTCCGGCTAAGGGAGAGACGGTGCAGAGCGAAGAGGAAAGCGTAAAGAAGCGTCGCGAACTCATACAGCGTAATGCACTCGATAGCATTCGCCTATGCGACGCTATACACACCGGCGGATATGGCACGTCCTTTGAGTTCCATAAGGACGGCGGAACGTACATCGCCTACGAAAGCATGCTCGGAAAGCATCTGTGGGACGTGCTCAAGTGGAATGATAACGACACGTACAAGCAGCGCCGTGCCGAGAAGGGCGAGAAGGATATTCAGCTCGTGTCCTCTGCTTGGTACACAGCGCCCGCAAAGGCGATTGTCTGGACTGATCTAGTCACGGCGGTGGCAGGTGCGAAGCGCGAAGGCCAAGCCCCTAAGGCTAAGCGCGAAATCGTGTCAACTCAGAACGTGAGCAACGGGTTGCAGATTGTGGCTAATCACTACGAGAGCAACCCGCCTAAGGCTAATGAGTTGGCGGCGGTACGTGGCACGCTAGAGAACGTGCGACGCATCGTTAACAACACAGTGAAGGGAATTCCTACTGTGTCGGACAAGCTGGCTGCATTCCTTGCGGCGGCGGATGCGCTGATCAATTGCTTTGCTGATCCTAACAAGGCGAAGGTTGACGTTGTGTCACCTGATGCAGTGAACGAGCTACCCGCCAAGGCTAAGTGATGTGGATAGAGCAATCGCTGGCGCGTTCGTGTATGCCGCGTTGCTTTACCTCATAGCGCGGCAATTCACTGGCTAGAACAGATACGGCGCACGAGCCGCAATGCCCGTGCGCCGCTCTTCTCTCTCATCTCATCAACTCTACCTACAGGTTCTACGATGAAGTATACGAAGTACATGCGCGATGCGGCGGCCCTAGTTGGCTTGCCCGTCAACATGTGGGCTGCACGTGCGCTGCATAGTGCGGCTTTCGACGTGTTCCACTGCGCCCGTGAGGCATTGGAAGCGAAGGGACTGCGGAACGCGAACGAGATAGCGGACCGCGAACATGAGGCATGGCGCAAGCATACGTTGCGCGAGACGAATAGGCGCATGAGCGAGCAGAATGAGCTAGCTCGCGTGAGTGGCGAGTGACATGGAAGATGCAATCGTATTCATTCACAAGCTAGGCTTTGCACTCATAGCTGCGCACTGGCTATGGGAGTTCATCGCAATCAACTAACCAAACACAACCCGCCCGCAGCAATGCGCGGCGGGTTTTTTGTTGTCCGCGTTCCATGTGTACACATGTATCCCCCGGCGATAGCCGGGGACCGCGAACGTAGTGAGCGGACACAGTGACGGGTCCATCTCATGTCACCATCACCGTGCTCGTATGTATATAGTAGTGATAGATAGGCCCGCAGTCAAGCATCGGGACGCACAGGCCGCAAACGGACAAGGATGCTTTGCACTATGCTCCCACGCACATCTCAGCATGTTCACACAAAGCACTTGCATTGTCATGCAATCTGTGGTAGAATTAGTACATGGGAATTCGTCTGTGGATGGATACTCATACACACAACAAACGAGGTGTACACATGGAAAATGAGCCTGTTGTGAAGTACTGGGCAGGCAGCGTCACAAACTGTGACATCTGTGACTCTGCATTGCCTAAACTAGTGGGCAGCGTGTTCTATGACGCTCCAACCATCGACGGACCATGGGCAATCATGTGTCAGTTGTGCTTTGAGAAGAACGGACAAGGCGTCGGCACTGGCGTCGGTCGACAGTACACATTCGAACCTAACAGTGGTCGCTGGCTCAAGACTGGCGGCTAGTATGAAACCAAAAGCAGACCGCGAACGAGCACGGAGACTCACTCACTGGGAACACATTAAACACTACGCCATCATTGCACAATCAAACGAAGCCAATGTCGATGAAGTGGAACTCGTGCACTGGATCGAGGATGCACTACGCGACATACGCAAGTCACTAGCACGACACACGCACAGGATCTAGGTGTACACATGCTTATGGTAGGAGGACACGCTGAGGACTGGGGCTTTATTCCATCATTCTTAGATGAGGATGATGAACGCACAGCACAAGAACAAATCAACGCACACTACATAGGTGGATGGAACGCATTCGAAGGATTCACACTCAATCCTGAGACAATGCAACTGTCCTACACAGGTGATCCACCTATGCTGCCGATCAGTGTACTCGTATTCCGTGATGAGACATTGTACATGTACGATCATGCATGGACACTCATCATGCAGAAGAGTGGCGACTGGACAATAGCGAGGCTCGACTAACATGACCACGATGAGCGACTCGTTGCTATCCAAAGACGACGAAGACGCACTACTACAGTGCAGTCACTTCCACGATCTACTTGCTCGTGCGATCTACATACTTGAGCAAGATGACTACTACTGCATCACTACACAGCTACGCGAAGTGCATGATCCACTGACTAAGCTCGTGATCACAGCGCGCGCAGCGATCTACTCACGACGCCTTCGCGCAGTGAGTGAGAACTTGGACAAGAAGGGTCAGTAAGCCCATCAAACGTTGAAAACACAGGGGAAATCGGTTGGATATGACCTACTGATTTCCCCTTTTCCCTGCCTAAGCACATGCTCATACAGGGCAGCCCCACACTTGACATTACATGCAAAGTGTGGTATTAATACACATATCAAGGCGAGGACTCACATCGCTGAGTTGTTATTAGTATTATAACTACTAACACATAACACCGCAGTCCAGGTGTACACATGGATTCTCATTAGTAACAGCGACACGGGATCAGTAGCATGGGCTCGCTATCGCTCGCCCCCCGCAACGGTACAACGTGCCTGCGTACCGCAACCTGACAGGCACATGCTCATGGAGTTGGTAGAACCATAACATGTTTCGCATCACATTCTTAGTAGACGACAAGCGCCTTCCACTTGCGTTGTATGCACTCACTAGCATTGCACTCGGCAAGCCGGAAGTTGACCCCGTCGTTAATGCTGTACGCAAAGGCAAAGAGGTACATGCAAAGACGAATGGCAAGTACTCTGACATCCTCGTTGACTACTTCAACGAGAACAGGATCACTGAGTTCACAGGCAGTGAAGTGAAGAACAAGTACGTGCAGATGATAGGAGGAAACCCTAACTCGTACAGTCACTACATCAACGACGCAGTCAAAGACAAGCGCGTGAAGAAGATAGGACGTGTCAAAGGCAGTAACGACATGCGCTATGGTGTCGTATGAAACTGTACAAGTCATACGTGTTCCGTAACAAAGACCCTGCCATCGACGAACTACGCACGTTGATACAGGACACGTACGGGAATCGCCTTGGATACAAGGAGCTACACGACATCGAACTTGCAGGTGGACCCACTACCACCTGCATGCACAACTGGTTCTTCGGCACGACGCGTCGCCCGCAATCCGCAACGCTCGAAGCCGCAGGCCGCGCACTCGGCTACAAACGTGTGTGGCAAAAGATGAAGGAGAAGTAATGACAGCACCGCGAGACGCGACAAAGGCACTTGACTTTGCATGCAACTTGTGGTAGAATGAGAACAATGGGAGAGCGTGTTGAGAGCAACAATCCCCATAGCAATACCACCTGGAACGAAGCTACTCCACATGTACTACGATGTCGATGCACACACGTGGAACATGTGGCTTCACCATGATCTACAGATGCAACACGGAACGCAGCTAGTCCTAGAACCTGGCGGTGGCATTGAGCGTGTCACTGTCAAACCCGATGGCACTGAGCAGCGTTTCCGTGTGCGATGAAAAGGAGGTGTACACATAGACTTTGCAACACGACTAACATCCGATACAAACAGGAGACAGTTAGATGCGAAACACCAAGCTGCTAATACTTCTAGCAGACAGACTGGAACGCCTGCCTCGTGGCAGTGGATACAGTATGACTAACTTCGGACACGATGCGTTGTACCATGCAACGCAGATTCCCGAGTTCAAGAAGGCAGGCTTCGTGCTTGCACACAACGACAACCGCGCACCAGGGCGACCTGTTGTGCAGTACAAGAAGCATTACAGTCCAGAAGCTGTGATGGAGTTCTTCGACATTGACCGTAATCAATTCGACCATCTCTTCGGACACCTGGAGTGTGATCCGTGGGGCGTGCAGCAACGCTCGCTGTTCGCTGACAACATGACGAGCTTCGGCGGTATCGGACGTGAGAATGAGCCACCGGCTTGGACTGCTGGGCGCATTCGCCTGTTCGTGCGTGAGTTCCCAAAGTTCAAGAGCTACAAGACTGCGAAGGTCACTGCATGAGGTAGTAGCTCAAGCTACCAGTAAGGGGATGAATGGGCCGGTACAATAAACCCACAGATGTGTTCCGGCACATCAACATGTCGCCAGTACCTCCTTCTACGTGCTGGCTATGGACTGCGTCGGTCAGTGACAAGGGGCTGCCATACTTCCAATACAACAAGCGGAAGTTGATAGCGTATCGCCTTGTCTACTGGCTGACGCATCCTGAATTCGACATCGAGAACACACGCATGATCATTCGCCACAAGTGCATGGATGAGAACGGACAACACACTGACAACCCACTGTGCTGCAACCCTGCGCACATGGAAGTAGGCACGCACAGAGACAACATGAATGACATGATGCTGCGCGGACGCAAAGGACACACGCGCGAAGTCATCGAGGAGATTCTACGCATCACACGAGAGGCACCTGGCCTGACTCACTCACAGATCGCAAAGTACGTGAGTGACAAGCACAGTGTGCGACTCACACGCACGACAGTGACAGATGTGCTCAACGGCTATCGTCGCCGCGTGCTGCGTGATGCAATTGATCAACGTCACCGCGACATCGAAGACAGCGGTAAGCAGTAAATCCAGTTGTACACATGGAACTTCTATGCTACCATCTTTGTCCATGTGGCACACAATGTAGTAGAAGGCGGTAGCATGGAGACACAACTAATGGGTACGGGCAAAGCGGTTAAGCTGCCTATCAGTAGGCGAATACAGCAGAAGCTCGCGAGTGTGTTTGACAACAAAGACATTCGCATTCCTGACGCTGTCAACTTGCCAAGCAGCATAGACAAGCGCAGGAACGCAGACGTAGAAGAGTTCCATGCGAAACACAGAGCGGTTGCGGACTTCTACCTAGCCCGCACGATGCAGCAATGGGTGAACACCAAGTTCGAGACATGCAAGAAGAACATGTGCGACTTGCTCAAGATCACCAACGACATGACTCCGGGCGAGGACTTCACACAAGCGTTCGACAACGTGGTCCTCAACTACAAAGTCACCAACGCACAGATGCGTGTCGATGTAGACAAGCTGCGTACTGTCTTGATAACAATAGGCAAACACAGTGCCAGCGAAGCAGAATCACTCATCGAACAGGCGCGAGTAGAAGGACAGAAACCTCTCCACTTGCGTCCATCAACCACAACCGAGTAACGAGAATCGTCTGTGTTGAGGACACACAGTGCGGTGGTGTGTCACCTACACTAAGTGGTGAGGCGGGCGGAGCGCGGTGCCGCTAACGTTGCAACGTTGAAAGGACTAGACACATGTGCAAGTACTCTCTTGAAGCGTACAAGACACGCAAGGCTGTGAGAGGTGAGACACTCGTGGTCGGACAACACAGCGGCCGAAACCATGGTGTACTCACGAAGCCAGGCACTGAGTTCACAGGCACACTCACGTGTGTGCGTGATGGACAGAAGCTCACTATCGAGAATGTGGAGTTCCAGCCGGGAGCAACTGAGACAGTCTTCATCAACTACGGACTCAACCCAGACGCACTCAACCTCACCGGCAAACGTGCTGTCTTCGAACTCGTAGACGGAACCAACCACCGCATAGGCATGGACCTGCTACGCATCAGCCATAACCTGCAATTCCCACTCGCATGGATCAAGCCCGGCACAGAGGTCCACGTTGGTGTGAAGAGGGTGAAGAAGGAAGTCACACTCGATGAGAAGCTGGGACTCGACATGAAGTCACTGCGCCGTGCAGCGGTGGACATGGGCGCGAACGATCCGAACCCACGTCCAGACGAGGAGGACACGGAAGAGAAGAAGGAGAAGGAAGACGAGGCACCACGTGAAGCAGCGCGTCTGGAGTATCACACTCCTTTTCCTGCGTCTCGTCCTCGTCTTCGCACTCGCGTTCTTGTTTACCGTGATCGCGATTAGAGCAACACGCGCTGACGTTCTGACTGTGGGAATCTAAGTCAGCGCAGGTGGTGGGGTGTGTCGTTGTGTGCACACCCCACCGCCATCCTTTCTAAGTGTACACATGGAAACCCGATGAATCCTGACAACAACAGCAACGTGATACGCGTCCCACCACGGCGCTATCGCGTATTTCATAAAGGGATGCACGGTTGGGTCGAGTATCACCCAGGCACACGGACGTGGTCATACAAGTTCAAGTACGAAGTCAAATTCTCACTAGGAGGACAAGCACCAACAGAAGCAGATGCTGTACTACAGTTAAAGATTGCGATGGACGATCTCGCGAAAGGCGGCTCATCCATCAGGAGTACTGACTAATGACAGACACTCCAACGCATCGAACACACATCAGGCAAGCAACTATGCAGCAGGTTGTCGAATGGACACGACTGCTGCAAGCTCAACGCGCCATCATCGTTGAGAAGCTAGTTCGCGCAAAAGCGAACACCAAGATCGCACGAGAACTCACCGTTGACAGGTCACTGGACCGGACACTTGCCAGAATTCTCCGCGATCTCTCCAAGGCTGAAGAACTACTGAACAAGAGTGCAGACAATCTCAACAAGTGCCGTGGCTTGTTCCTTGAACTGAGCGACGGTGAAGTCTTAATGCCAAAGACGGAGAGTGTACATGGCAACCATGCCACGAGTACGGGAGATAGAGGAACTGTGTCGCAAGGCACAGATGGATCCACGCATCACGCAGGTGATCTGCATGCTAGCGGAACGCCAGCGAGTACAACATCAACAACTGTACGAGGTAGCACAGACAATAGTAGCGATACAGGAATTGCTACAGGAAATGCTGGGCAAGGTCAGTGACATTGCCTCAAGCGACAAGAGCGCGGCTAAGGACACAGGCGTGCACGTCGAGAGCGTCGAAGAGTTCGATGAAGACAACAAGCCCACCAACTTCATGGAGCGTAAGTGATGCTCATAGACAACATGCAAAGCGGTGAGCGTTACTCCATCCGCAACCTGTCCATGAGTGACGCACTCTCCCTGCGCCGAGAAGGCAAGGTGTTCTATGACTACACCAAGCTGACCGCGATGAATACGTGTCCTGCGTTTGGAGTGCTGCGCTATGGACTGCACAAGACAGACTACCCACTGAGCATGGGCGGCAGACGTACTGCACTAGAGTGTGGCAAGGCATGTCACGACTTCTTCTCTGCACTGCGCATGTGGACTGTCACAGAGCAGTACGGCACAGAGAGACAGTACATGCCATACGGACTACACCTGTTCGGACGTGAACGCTGGCAATCCATGTGTACAGTTGCACAGGACAGTGACCGCATCAACAACGCGCAGATGTTCGCACTTGATGCACTACACACGAGTGGCTACTACGACGACCCAGACGACATGCGACGCACCATGACGAACATGGAGTCGGCGTGTCTAGTATACGCAGACAGGTACTTCCGCAGTGACCTACCAGTCTACACACGTGACGAACTGATAGGAGTCGAACTGCCATTCGTACTTGAAGTCATCAACGTGTACGATGGACAGACGAGCTACTACTGTGGACGCATCGACGGCATCCACGTGAACGGTGATCGTCCAATAGTAGTAGAGAACAAGACAGCAGCGCGCATGTCTGACTCGTGGCGCATGGCGTTCGCGATCTCACATCAGATCACAGGCTACACCATCGCTGCGAGTGCAATGCTCGACCAAGAGATCAGCGAAGCACTCGTCATGGGCGTGCAGATACCACTACCACGTGATGCGTTCAACGGTGTGAGCGTCGAACTGTGCACACGCACGCACGACGACCGTGTCCGCTGGTGTGAATGGTTCTTCCAGAGTGTTGCAATGTACGAGGCGTACGTGTCGAGGCCCACGCTGGCTCCACGGTACAGCCACAGTTGCAACAGGTACTTCTCCGCATGTGAGTTCATCCCGTTCTGTGCACTGCCACGTGATGAGCAGGAGCAGGCACTCACTGACATGCGCGAGGAAGAGTGGTCGCCACTAGACCACATCGCTGAACCAGTAGTAGCAGAAGGAGGATGAGATGGAACCTGAGAAGTACGAAGTCACTAAGATGGAAGCAGACGACGATGACACGTGGGACGCCGCTGACTGGTGCTACGTGGTACGTGACGGAGGTGACTATGTCTGCATCTGTTCAACTGCGGAAGAAGCAGCCCGCATCTGCAAACTCCTCAACGAGGAAGACGCGTAGTGCCGCCACAGGTAGTAGTCAACAAGAGCACACTGCGACGTGTGTCGATGCTCCTGTGGGGACTAGCTGGGTGTGGGAAAACCCATTTCGCTGGAACCGCACCGGGGAAACGCTTATGGTTGAATTTCGACCCGGACGGTACTGCGTCATTGCCTGTGTCAGAGGACACATTACTGCTCGACTACTCACAAGAGCCAGACAACTGCGTGTCACAGGTGAACAGCGTCAACCCGTTCAACCTCGACGGCATACTGCGAAGTGATCCTGACATCTCCACAGTAGTCGTCGACAGTGTCACTGCGTTCGTCAGCAAAGCAGTCGCACACAGTGTCGGACACAAGAGTGCACCAGGTTCGACATTCGAGAATCCCGGCCCCAGTGGCTATGGCTTCCGTAACAGACACGCACTCGGCCTGTGCAAGTCAGTGCTTCAAGTCACAGGCAAGCATCTCAAGCACGTCATCTTCATCTGCCACGAAGACGTGCCGCTACTCAACGGTGAAGGACAAGTGCAGTCCATCACTGTACTACTCGGAGGCTCACTCAAGGAGGAAGTACCAATCCACATCAGCGAAGTATGGCATCTCACTGACACTGTCGCTGCTCGACGTGTTCAAGTACGTCAGACAGGACAGTACAAACCAATGAAGTCACGCATGTTCGACACTACGCAGTCAGTAGAGTTTGACATCAGCACGAAAGCGAGCCCCTCTAAGGTGTCACTCGAAACACTGTTCAACGAATGGCAATCCAACAACTACGACAAGATCCAACTACCCAAGTAGGAGTAAGACATGGCTGATACTGACACAGTAGACCTCGGTAGCGTGTTCGAGTTCGCTAATGAGATTGCAACACAAGAAGCACCACCGCCACTGCCCCCGCGTGGCTACGTAGGTGAGATCACTGGCGCTACGGCTAAGCAGTCGAACCGTGGCAACACTTACGTGGACGTGGAGTTCTCTATCCAACCTGATCAGTTCCCTGCTGATTTCACTGGCTCACGTGAGGTTGCGAAGCTGCACTTCCGCAGGCTGGTAGTATCACCTGACACTGACAGGAACCGCTATCAAGTGCGCAAGTTCTGTGAGGCGATCCGACGCATCCCCACTGGACGGCGCGTTGATCTCAATGACTGGATCGGTGCCATCGCCAACTTGAAGGTCCGCACGACCAAGTACATGGGCGAGGAACGTGCCGAAATCGAGTCCGTTGAGATGGCGTAGTGTTGACTGAGTAACAAAGCAAGTGTACACATGGATTGCCGCATGGTGCGGCTTCCAGATTCAACAACGGAGAAACAAGTAATGGCAACCCCGACCACTGTGACGAATGGTCCCGCGAAGCCCAAGTCTGGCATCAAGCGTCAGAACAAGCCACGCTCTTTCTACATGGCGTACAAGGGCACGCTCGACGGCGACCCGCTGTTCGTGTTCGATAAGGACGACCTCGTGGACAAGATGCTTGAGGACCGTGACTTGCAGGTCAAGCGCATCACTGTGCCGGTGGGCAAGCGTCGTAAGGACACTGCGACCCCGGCTGCGTAAGTCATAGGAGTTCACGACACACAGATGGGGGGTGAGGCAGACATGTCTCGCCCCCTTTTTGCTATGTAGCGGGAGCATGTGCATGATTATTCCTACGCAACTCACAGTACCACTACCAGACGGCACAGGGAACAAACACTACGGAGTCAAGTCACTGCGCTACGACACAGCCCAACGAGTCATCTTCCGAATAAGAGAGAGCGACAGAGGAACCATCAAACAAGCAGCGGAGTTACTGAACATGAGTGAAGCACAGTTCGTCCGAGAGACAGCCGTCAACACAGCGAGAGTAATCATTCGCCACATGGAGAATCACAATGCGAACTCAAGTAACAGAAGTAGATGAGGACATGTTCCAGATCATCACGTTGCACGACAACGGCGACGTGACTGTCGAGTCATTCATGAACTACAACGCGTACATGCAGCATGGGAACTTCAATGGGCATGATAGAGGACCGCTATCAGACACTCGCTATCCATCTCGCTTGTGGCACTAAGGACCGCATCGTTGGCATTACTGGTCAGGCAGGCACCGGGAAAACTACCATAATGAAAGAGGTCTACAACTCATTCACTGAGAGTGGACACAACGTGGTACTCGCTGCACCAACAGGCAAAGCAGCGAAGCGCATCAGCGAGGCCACTGGCATACAAGCAATGACGATCCACCGCTTGCTTGAGTTCACACATCCAGGTGATCCAGACCCCAAGACAGGCAAGCCAGTAGGTGAGAGCGTACCTCGACGCACACCTAACAACTCGCTAGACCAGAGCGTGATACTCGTTGACGAGTACAGCATGGTCAACACGCAGCTCAACCGCTACTTGATAGATGCGATGAGCACAGGCTGCTTGCTGCGTGTGTTCGGTGATACAAATCAACTGCCGCCAATTGAGGAGTTCTCGATAGGACATGGCACGACACCTGCACTCTCCCCCTTCAAGACACACTTGAAGAAGTTCCCGTCCGTCACACTACAGAACATCTACCGACAAGGCGAGGGCAGTGACGTGGTGAAGAACGCACACCGCATACTGCACCGCATGTGCCCACAGTCATCGCCTGACTTCATGATCAAGCTCACGCAGCAGCAGCCCAAGGTGCTAATGCCATTCGTTGAAGATGATCCTGAGCGATTCCGTTCATTGAACCATCAGATCATCACGCCTACGCATCGAGGCTGGATAGGCACACGACAACTCAACCTCGCAATCCAAGCAGTAGTACAGGCAGGCAACTACAGCGAAGGCCGCATCATGCCTCGCAACAAGTGGGACAAGTACGAGCTGCAACTGTACGTGGGAGACAAGATACTGTGGACTAAGAACGACTACAACATCGGCATCTTCAACGGCGAGACAGGCATCGTAGTGAAGTTTGAGGAGTACGGACAAGTAGTCATCGACTTCGGGGATCGCGTCGTGTCCGTGCCTCCTCTCGTGCAGTACGAACGTGGCGACGGACGCACCATGGTCTACGATCCACGCACACAACTGCAACTCGCATACGCCATCACGACGCACGCATCTCAAGGCAGCGAGTACGAGTCCGTCTTCTACATGATGGACAGCTACGCATTCATGCTGCAAGACCAAGCCAACTTCTACACAGGCGTGACTCGAGCACGTAAGAAGGCACACGTGATCTCCGACGCACGCTCCTTCCAGAAGGCCGTAGTCACACAGCCGCGTGTATTGTAGCGAGGCCACCGCAGGTGGTCAGACTGACGGGTCCACTCGCCTACAACACCATCGTCGTGTTAGTTGTTAGTGATATTAAGGCCCCGCAAGCGTGAACGCAACGCGAACCCATCAGACCAGCGACATGCGCGGGGCATGTGTACACATGGAAAGACACACACATGAATCAACTACAGGAACAAACGTCGCAACACATACTGTCACTCGGCCTTGAGTATCAAGTACTCGGCAGCGGCAGTCCAAGCGCACGCATCTGCATCGTCGCGGAGTTTCCCGGCGAGACAGAAGTCTACTTGAAGCAGCCATTAGTAGGCCGCAGTGGCTCACACCTCTGGACTGAACTCGGCAAGATTGGAGTGAAGAGGGAACAATGCTACATCACAAACGTGATCAAGCGCAGGACACTGGAGAAGGACAACAAGAACGACCGCTCACCAGTCCCAGCGGAAGAGCTACGCAAATGGGAGGCAGTTCTTGCGCGGGAGTTAAGCGCACTCTCCAACGTGCAGTACATACTGTGCCTAGGAAACGTGGCACTCCATGCACTCACCGGCCACAAGGGCATAAAGAAGTGGCGCGGGTCTGTCCTTAACTTCACACATGAGATGGGCTACCGCAATGACGGGCACATGCTGATCAGCTACAACCCAGCATTCGTCCTTCGCGATCCAACTGTGGAGC